CAGCATCTACTAGAGCAGAAGTCAGCTTAGCCTGAGCATCAGCAACACTCACTCTTCCTCCGCCATTTCCGTTTGATTTACTTGAAGTAGAAACAGGGTTTTTTCTAACATATACTCCAGCTTTTGTGAGTATCATTCTTACCCCGTTTGGAGATTCGCCTAGCTCTTCGGCTATATCTTTGACTATCTCCACAGAAGTATCAGGTGTAGGTTCTTGTTCCTGATACATTTCTACGGCTTGCGCCTTCTTTGCATCGTCCCATGCCATTCGTTTTCTCCTTGTTTTACCAAATTTTAATTCATATTCGCTACGAGATGATGTGTTTCTAAAGCCAGGTGCCCAACCAGTTGCTTGAATCATTTGACTATAAAATCTATCACTCATAACTTACTTTTTCTAATTATTATATTATACTAAAAATTAGAGGTGAAGTCAAGAACTATTTTTGACTTACTCAGAAAAATGCTTATTTAAAGTCTGCAAATCTTCTTCAGCAGCGGATAACTTTGAAAGTTCTCCTCGCATTGCTTCTATGATGTCTGGGTGTTCTCCAATCCCTGCAGGATTATCAAAATAAACAGTTAGGTTTGCTTTGTGCTTTGCTACTTCTCCTTGTAAGTGTAGCTTTAATAACTTTAATAATTCACTTTTCATCTTTTTCTTTTCCTATAATATAGCTTTTTTGATTATGAAGCCATTGTTGTAAAAGCATCATTTGTTTTATTTGATGTGGGCTATCTTTAGAATTTACTAGCTTTCTTTGATGCAGGTCTATTACTCTAACAATATTAGCTACATGGTCTTGCCACTCAACTCTATGAGGGGTTGTAAATTCTCTTTTCGACATTTTACTGATTATGCTTTCTTCTTGCAACTTTTTCTTCCCAATCTTCGATAGCCTTTTTTATTCCTTCCTCTGCTAAAATTGAACAATGCAATTTAATTGCAGGAAGGCTTAGTGCGTCAGCGATTTCTTTATTTGTTATTTGTTTTGCTTCTTCTATTGTTTTGCCTTGTAGCATATCTACAAACAAAGATGAAGAAGCAATGGCAGAGCCACAACCATAAGTCTTAAATTTGACTCCATTTATCATTCCTTCATCATTGAGGCGAAGTTGTAGTTTCATGACATCGCCGCACGCAGGTGCTCCCACCATAGCTGTTGCTACATTGGGTGCCTGTGGGTCAAATTTACCAACTGCAAAGTCCTTTGGATTTTTAAGGACTTTCTCAAATCTATCTACTACTTCTTTACTATATGCCATTATGTTTTTATTCCCATCATTCCTTTTGCAAAACCTTTTATGAAATCATCAGTTACGCTAGGTATTAACATAACTAAAATCAAAAAAGGCATAACTAGAGAGAACAGAAAGAATACTACAAGGGCGGCTCTAACTTTTAGCCTAACCATCATATTATTCGGGTCTGCTGCTCTAACAAAGTTCCATGCAGGTATGTATAAACTATACATAGCTGTTAGAACTCCTGCAAAATAGAATACTGCTATTGTGGTGGTTAATTCCATATTTATTTCCTATCACAAGTATTTCTCCAAGTGTTTAATACTCCCTATATCATAAGCGAGAGCAAAACTATTATATCCTGCTTTTCTTCCATCAAGCCATGGCATAAGTGTATCACTTAAATCGCAAGGCGTTAAAACATCAACATGATATCCTCTAGCGCCATACTTTTGTAAATAATCACACTCAACTAAGCCAGGCTTACTTCTTTGATATTCAACTGTTATTTCGTGTTTAATTATACCGAAGTTGTTTTCTCTTGGAAGCCAAACTTTTTCGCCCACTTGGAATTCTTCTGCTACACATTCGTCAGGTAAAAGTGTATCTCTCTTTTTATTATAATTAGAAGGTTGTTTTTGTGGAACTCCCAATCTATTTATAATATTCTTTACAAATGCAGGAGAACGATACATTCCCTCTGCAATGTTAGATACATTTTGTCCATCAATGTAGCCCCTTACGACTTGACTTATTTCTTCTTGAGAAGCAGCTTTGCCTCTCTTTTCTGCTTTGAACCTCTCCTTTCTAGCAAGAGTTTGTTCAAAGTCATCAATTATATTCTGAAGTCTGGTCGTGTTATACCTAATATTCAGAATTTCACAAGCTTCTTTCTTTGTAATAGGACTATCTTGTCTTAATAAACTAATAACCTTACTGATACTTTCATCAGTAAGGTTCTCATGAGCTTTCTTTTTTACTACTCTCATTGTGCAGTAATCCTTTTTTCAGTCCAAGCTAGTTCTTCTTCCCACCACTCTGGTTGTCCTCTGACCTTCCAAGTTGCGAAGGTACCTTTATCTTCGTGGTAGAACTTTCTGTACGCCTCAACTGCATTATCTCCTTTGCATGAGTCTGGCATAGCGAGTGCAAAGGGAGTAAGTCCACGCCGAGGTATATCGAGTATGGGGAGGTTAGATACAACCTCATGCATTGACTTGTGAGACTTACCTCCATACCTATATCCGTATTCCTTATTGAGTTCATCTGTGAGTCTGTAGAGCCACTCATAGTTGTCGAGACTACTGCGTACCCAGATGCTACAAGGGTGGTTATGCATAGTAGGAAGATAAGGGAAATCACGAGGTTCGTTTGTCTTTTGCTCTCTAACTTTTTCCCATTCTTTACTTTCGAGTTTTCTTGGTATGAACCCTGCATACTTATTTATCCAATGTGCTGTGCACAATAACTGTGCAGACTCTAGTATCATTTTAATAATATGTTTATCGCAGTGATACTGCGCACACTTTTCAATGTTTTCATCTAATATAAAAATATTCATAATGATATATTATACTAAAAATGAAACTAGAAGTCAAGAACTATTTTGAGTTTATCTTATCTTTTGCTGTACCTGCATATAGTCCAAACCATGCTGCACCAGCCCCTACAATGATACTTATTAGACCTGATTGTTCTAATGTTGGAGCCTCTAACTCCATAAACCACATTGTAGAATAGTACAATAAGAACATATATACTCCTAAAAATGCTCTTGGAAATATTCTCCAAGCATCTACCATAGCAGATAAATGTATCCATTTTTGCCACGGATTTGCTTTGTCAGACTGTTCTAGTTCAAAAATCTTTTGTTTTAAACTGTTATTCTCTTGTATCATTTCCATAAACTTATTAAGGTCTATTTCAACTTCATTTCGAGACATATCGCCACTAAATCTTTCATCAGCCACTATCTTCTCCCTCAGCCCATTTTCTAACGGACTCTTTTGAAACTTCGTCTTTAGTTTCTAATTGTATAATTCTTTCTTCTAATTCTTCAATCCAATCTTCTAAATCTTCAAATCTAGCTTGAGCAGCAGGGTGTCTATCAAACCATTTGCTTGCTTTGTACATAGCCCACCACTCTCTAATAAATTTTACCATTTCTCACTATAGTGAAACTCGCCTGTTTTATAATCCCAGCCGTTTGTTTGTTTGAAAACTTTTTTACCCCACGCATCAATATGTAATTCTTCTTTACTTGGTGGGTGTGAATGTGTCATTGGGTCATGGTCTGTACCCACATACTTAAATGCTTTTGAGCCCTCAGAATATCCACCTTGTCCTTCTAACTTACAAGGAGGAACATGGTCAAACTCACGCTCACATTCACAGTTGTGTTTTACACTATACTTACCTATATCTAAATTACTACCATAGATGTACTCTCCATTAGTCATCTTCATGTAAATCATTTCATGCACTTGTGCCATTGTCATTCCTCTTTAAAACTTTTTCTTGTTCTTCAACAAATTCTATATAAGGACATTTGTCCTCTTTCTTTTTTTCTTCTTTCTTAAATAAATTCTTGTACCAACTAATCAGCAACTGTAGTGACCTCCTTATAATATACTATTACTTGTTGTAGTTCTGTTATAAATCTTTTTAATTCTTGAGTATTGTATGCCATCAATTCATAGTCTGGAACTGACATAGCAAAAAATACTATCTGCCCTTCATCTTTTTTAATTCTTTCTAAGAACTCCTCTAAGTTCTTTTCCGATACTACATACCACTTGGGCTCTTTTAAATCTATTTCTCTTGGTAATGCAGGTTGTATTATCTCTCTATCTACTGGCTTTGCACTAACACTAATCTGTCTTGTCGTTGCACAATTCGTTAGCACTATTGTCAAGACAATCAATATTCCTACTAATTTCTTCGATTGCATCAAATACCTCTTTTGTAGCTTTATTAGCTCTTGTTTCTATTAAGCCAGGCTTTGCAGCTGCTAGCTTTGTTAAATTATGTCGTCTAAAAATATCTAGATAGCGATTCATTTCTTTTTGTGCTGCCTGGCTCTTTTTAGTTAATTCTGTTAGTTCTTGTCCTTGTAGAGAAAAATCTTTCTGTAAAGTAGCTATAGCTTCTTCTTGTGTTTCTACTGCTACATTTAGCTGTGCATTATTTTCTCTTAGTCTTTGATTTTCATTCCAAAGCCATACACAAGCTATACTTAATACTACTATAATTCCTATAAATACTTTGCTCATTGTCCACATACTACGAAGATGCCATCAACAACTTGACAACTATCTCCTTCGTTCAGCATTATACTTCCTGCTGAAGCCTCTTTTTCAAACTTTTCTATAAATTTTTTACTTGCTTCATCATATGAAACAACTATGTTTTCTTTACTACAGCTTAGTCCTAATAGTGTAAAACTTACTATTGTAAATAAAAATATAGGGCTAAAGTTTATTAATAAATTCTTATCCATTACAATCTCTTTCTTATTTCATCTGCAATTAAATAACCAACGCCTATCCATATTGCAGTATTAAAAACGAAGAAAAATATTTTTTCAGGTATGGTAAAAATCCAAATTAGTATTTCCATTACTTTCCTCTTTTATTAATCGTTGTAAAAACCACACTACTAAACTATCTCTATGTCCTTCAAGAACAGGCAGTACCTGATGTTCTAAATCTGGCATAAATAAAATTGGGTGATGTTTTTTTAATTTTATTGTTGTTTTTTGCTTTTCGCTTTTAAACTCCATCTCTCCACCTTCAAACTCGCTAGGGTCATTGAGTAGGCACGACATTGATAGTTTTCTGTAGTCTCTGCCAGCTCCATCAGTATGCCATTTATAAAAGTGTCCTTTATGATACCTAGCTATTTGTATTATTTCTGGTGTATAATCATATCCCTGTTCATTTATCCATTTTTCTAGTAATTCGATACCTTTTGGTTGTGGAGTGTCTATTTCTTTACTTCTTTGTATATATCTACACTCAGTTTTTCTGAAGCTAGGGTCATACCCTTTGCCAGTAAATCCATCTATTCCTATATGAGTAGTAAAAGTATTATTACAAATATCTATTATTTCTTTTGGTAGACATTCGCACTCGTGTATCATCACACTTCCTCTTTTATTAATCGTTGTAAAAACCAGTCGGCTTTCTGTAAATCTTCTAAGCCGTTCTTCTTTTCGTATCTCCATAGATACTTTATTATACTTGCTTTTAAGTATCCTTTAAACTGTTGCTCATTTAATGAAGCTTTTATTGCTTCAATACATTCTATATCGCCAGACTTGTAGTGGTCAGGGTTGATATTATCTGTCATTTCCACCAAATCCTACAATAGTCTATATACTCTATTAGAGGCTTGAAAACCTCTTTAGTTTTATCATTTAAAGCCCTATTTGTATATGGGGCGATAGCTTTTAATAATACTTTACTTATTACAAGAATAATTATAAGTAAAACTGTTTTCATATATTCTCTCTTTGTTTTCGTTTGTGTTTTAGATATCTCAGATATCTTTTCATATTTCTTTCTATTCTATAGTTCATATAGAGTTTAAATACTATAAGTCCAACTATTATAACTACATTTAACCAAACAAAGAACATTACCAGCCGCCATCTCTATCTCCCTTTTTCTTTTTAAATTTAAAGAAAGTAAATCGACCACTTAGTCCATATACTACAAAAGCAGTTATTAAACTAACAACTGCTATCGCTATAAAAATCTGTAATGCTGTATCCAGCAAAACTATAACGCTCATTTCATACATTATCCTATAAAT